AAATAATTCAATATATAATATTAGTATAGAATAGCGATGTATGTATCCAAATATCTTAAAAATAAAGCACTTAAATTATTTGATGTAACCCTTCGTGATGGTCTTCAATCAATTCCCAAAATATATAATTTAAATGACAAAATGGATATTTTGACAAAAATTATAACTGAACGAAACCCATATTCCATAGAGATTGGTTCTATCGTATCCCCTAAAATATTACCTCAGATGGCTAATTCTATCGGGTTTTATAAAGAAATTCATAATAAAGAAAATACTATAAATAAACTTCCTCAACTTTACATGTTGACCCCCAATGTTAAAAGTCTTGATATGGCCCTGCATAATAATATTAAAAATCTTTCATTGATTACATCTGTATCGGAATCATTTCAAAAAAAAAATACCAATAAAACATTATATGACAATAAGAGAGAAATATCAGTAATGATGAAACTCACACGCATTGTTAAGAATACAAAGGTCAAGTTATATATTTCATGTATTTCAGAATGCCCGATAGCCGGAAATATGGACGTCAACCTTATTATTAACGAAATACTATATTATTATTATGTATACGACGAATTAGATGAAATTTGTTTATCCGATACTTGTGGTACATTACATTTTACCACTTTTAAAACAATCATAGATGAATTAATTAAAAGATCGGTAGACCTTAATAAAATTAGTCTGCATTTACATAATCAACCTAATCGTCCGTCTAATGTAGGAAATATTATTGTATATGCGTTGAAAAAGGGAATATATAGATATGATGTATCTTATATGCCAGATATAGGCGGTTGCAGTGTAACAATGGATTCTACACATGGTAATTTATCTTACGACCAAATTCACGAATGCTTGTAAATTTTCCTACAAACTAACTAACTAACTAACTGTTCTAACTTAGAAATATCCATTTCAGGAAAATCAACATGAGATTCCCAAAAATATTTACAATACGCCCATACAAAATCAAAATCATTTTTATACATATTCGGGTATTCTTTTAACAATTTAGTTTCTATTTTTCTAGGTAGCAAATATAAACTGTTTTTTGGCAATACATAACTCAACTGAACCAGGTCCAATACAGGTGATTTTTCTTTTTCTTCTAGCAAATCTCCATCAAAATACGGTATATATTTTAATAAATCCTTTAATAGTGGAGGATAATGATACTTATAGTGCCACCGCCAATCAACACATCCAGTACTGTAATATTTAAAGGTCCATTCTAATCCTTGTAAATAATTTAAACTAATATTTTTTTTCGACTCGTCATCTATATCAATATCAAACAACATGTCATAATATCTATTCTCCCAATATTTATCAAATGGATTTATATATTTCTCTAATTCTCGTTCCTTTGACGGAATATGTAACATCTCTTTATCAAATTTACTAGATGTATCGTCTAATCTTAAAGGTTTCTTCTCGTTCTTATTTCTAATTTTATACTCAGTTTGAATGAAATCCTCCTCATGAATAGATAATTCTTTAATTAATAATCGGAAATTTTTCCAAATGATTTTACCTTTATGGATAATGTTTTTATTTTGGACCCCTAAAATATTTCTATACGTTTCCATTATTCGGTCTATTCCTGATGTTCTTATATTTAATGATGGAAAGTGTGGCATAAAATCATTCCCTAACATGAAACATAAAAATATATAATCATAAATTTTATTTTCTTGCATTTCATTCTCAGCATGACAGTCATTATTTAAATAATACACCATTTGATTTTTAAACTCAGGTATATCAATCACATACATATAATTCGGATCTAGAGATTTATCAATACTTTTAATAAAATCTGGAGTCTCACGAAATAAATACATTTGTTTACAATATTCCAAATTATTAATAGTAAGCATAATTAAATCCGCGTCTAATCCATAAATAACCGTTCGCATATCTTTAATTTCGGTATGTGACCGAATATATTCAAATATTTTATGCTCTCCTTCTCCAGGATAATCACTTCCACTTACAATAATTTGCTTAACATTAAATTGCATGGGTTTTCTAAAATGATATTTGATTTGCAAGTTCATTTTATTCATAAACTCAGTTCCTGGTGTAATAGCCGTGCTATCCCAGTTTGCTGTTTCATTTTTATCATAATCATTTATGAACCACGATTTATATCGCCTATTTTTTTGTTGATTTAATTTCGCTACTGGAGCTACACCATCAAATGAAATATATACTATATTTTTTGGTTTAATTTGTTGTATATAAACTTCAATTTGTTTACATACAGCATTTATCAGTTTTTTCTCATAATCATTATTATTCCCACTATATTTAATTGAACGCATGGAATCATACACTATGGAATTACTATCTAAAAATAGATTATCCGTTTCGAAACTATTCTTGAATTTTTTTAATATATCTGGGTAATTTTTAATTATATACGAAAAATAAGAAGGAATACCCATTTAATACTATACCATGTCTGGTTATATTTAATACCATTTTTTATATCTTTGTAAAATCGCTATGTAAAATCATGTTTTTGGCATGTATACATAAAAACATGATTAATTAATTATATTTAGAAATATAAAATCATCACTAAATATAATGAAAAATATTATTATTAACGATAATACCAATGGTAAAAACACGAATGATGGAAAATCCGTCCATAATACGGATGTAAAAGAAACGATAGAATATTTTCAACAACTCGTCCAGAAAACTATTTTATCCGTTCAAAAATACAAACAGTTGGATATTTTAGGAGCAAATGAATTAAATATTGCAACATTCAAGCTAGAAACAATGTACGTTGAATTATCAAAACTGTCAACGGATTTAACAAATGATTATGAGGTTATTAATATTTTGAAAAAACTGAATGAAATTAGAAAAGAACTGAATATTATATTTAAATTATATGGTACTGAAAATATTATTGATTTATTAAATATATGTTACGGTGATGATTATATTAATAATACAATATGGAATACTAATAAGTATCAACTAATTGAAAACTATTTTCATCCAATTAAGTTTAAGATTATGCCATGGAAACTAGGCAAATCTGAATTTAAACCAAATAATGTAAGTATTGATAAAAATAAGATTGTTGACGATGTTATTATAGTTGAAAATTCGGAAAACTTGGAGTGCTTTGATTTATCACGAACAAGTACAACGTTCCAATCAAAGGTATATGGTGTTAAAATCGCATTTCATAACCCTAAAGAACGATGTACTATTATTGTATCTGGGCTAATAGATGATATGTTAACTACTTGTGTAAATAATGATTTCATTAATACAAAAATAGAAAATATATTTGCGAATTCCATTGAAGATAAAGATGAAAATAAAGATGAAAATAAAGATACTAATACAATCAACCGTTTTATTGATTCATTGACATTAAAAGAACTTCTTATATATTCCAACGATGAATTAGTCAATAAATATAAACATCATATGGCTCAGTTATTGTTGGTTAAACATAAAAGTATTTCTAGTATTGTCAATGACTTTATTGGGTGTGAACTTTACGGACAACGTAATACACTCGTTCAATTACTTTTAAAGGCGGACGAACACGAATATCAGTATATCGCATATTTATTATATGATTTGCTATCAAATGATAACAATGGAATTATTGATACAACAGAACAAACATTATTGTTCGATAGCCTTCCATGGAAATTTAAAAATTACTTTAAAGACGCAATGAAAGAAACGATTAATTATACTAATTCTTTGTCTAATTTTGATGATAGTAAAATCCCATTAGAACAACAAATTTGTTTAATGAAGTCAGATGATTCTATCAAAGAAAAGGCTATGAATAAACTTAAAGAAATCAAATCTAAAACAGATGATAACGGTTCAAAGGCTAGAACCTATCTTGAAGGATTACTTAAAATACCTTTTGGTATCTATAAAACCGAACCTATATTAAATGTCATGTCTACTATTAAAGAACGATTTAAATTAACTATTGATAAAGTTAAAAAATTAGATGCCAACTTTCATATTGATTTTGATATTAATAATATAACTAATCTACAAATCAAAAATACATGTGATATTATTAAAGATACATATGTCAAAAATAAAAACTCCAAACATATTGAATATATTATAGATATTTATACACCTGATAACAGAAATGATCTCATTGTTAATATTTGTAATATCAATAATATTATCAGAAAAAATAATATGAAACTTCATAAATTATCACATTCAGGTAAAAAAATAGAGTATATGAAGACCCAAATAAACAATTTTATAAATGATATGAAGGATAATGAATCTATTATCGAACAATTGTATATTTCTAAAAATATTTCTAATGTTTATGTGACTCAAAGTATCGAAGACGATATTGATTTTATTGAATACAAATGGAAAAACATCAATACATATATGAATTCAGTAAAAGGCACCTTAGATGACGCAGTTCACGGACACGAAAAAGCCAAATCTCAAATTATGAGAATATTCGCACAATGGATTAATGGAGAACAGAGTGGTTACTGTTTTGGATTTGAAGGCGCACCCGGTGTAGGAAAAACCACATTCGCTAAAAAAGGATTAGCCAAATGTTTGGTTGATGAAAATGGCACTAGTAGACCCTTTTCGTTTATTGCTATTGGTGGTCAAGATAATGGAAGCACATTGAACGGTCATAATTATACTTATGTCGGGTCAGAATGGGGCAAATTCGTTGATATTCTTATTAAAAATAAATGCATGAATCCCATCATTTTTATTGATGAACTTGATAAAGTTAGTAAAACCGACCATGGTAAAGAAATTATTGGTATTCTGACACATCTTATTGACCCCACTCAAAACGATGTATTCCAAGACAAATATTTTAATGGTGTTGAGTTAGATTTATCAAAAGCATTGTTTGTCTTTTCGTATAATGATGTATCTGCTATTGATAAAATTCTGCTAGATAGAATACACCGAATCAAATTCGAACATCAAAGCGTCGAAGATAAACTTATTGTTACAAGAAAACATATATTGCCTGAAATTTATACAAATATGGGTCTTCATAATTGTATTGAAATTACAGACGATAATATTATTTATATTATTGAAAATTATACTAACGAACCCGGTATTCGTAAATTTAAAGAATTATTGTTTGAAATTATTGGCGAAATTAACTTGTCATGTTTACAACATTGTGAAACTACTGTATTACCTATTGTTGTATCCAATTATGATATTAAATATAAATATTTAAAGGATTATCATGAATATAATCCTACAAAAATACCACGTGAACCTGCTTCTGGAATTATTAATGGATTGTGGGCTAATGCAATGGGCCAAGGTGGTATTATTCCAATCGAAGCTCAATATTTCCCATCTACATCCTTCATGGAACTAAAATTAACTGGATTACAAGGTGATGTTATGAAAGAAAGTATGACTGTAGCAAAAACACTTGCTTCTTCATTAGTAGACGCCCATACTATGTCTAAAAATATAGAACGTTTTGAAAAAACTAAAATTCAAGGAATTCATATTCACTGCCCTGAAGGAGCCGTTCCTAAAGATGGACCTAGCGCAGGAACCGCTATTACATGCTGCATATATAGTTTATTAACCGGAAAGAAAATTAAAAATAATATTGCTATTACTGGTGAAATTAATCTACAGGGATATGTAACTGCTATAGGTGGTCTTAATTTAAAAATATTAGGTGGGTTAAAGGGTGGCGTAACCGAATTTATTTTTCCAAAAGAAAACAAAAAAGATTATGACGAATTTATAGATTTATATAAAGATAAAAATTTACTTACAAATATACAATTTCATATGGTGGCCCATATTCAAGATGTTCTAAAACTGATTTTTTAATTTGTTATTTTTTTTATTTATTACATTATATTATACAACAACCATGGCTATGAAATTAAATTTCAGTAATATAATGCAGTTTTTTGCTGCTATTTCACCTATATTATTGGTATTCTTTTTAGTAATGATTTCTATATTTAATTCAGATATAAAAGGGTTAGTGTATTTAGGCGGAATATTAATAGCATCTTTAATTAATTTAGTTATTTTAAACACACTAAAGGATATACCTGCTAACCCAATACCTGCAAGTTGTAAGATATTTGACTTCCCTTTTGATATAAATGAATACGTAAGTCCTGCTTTCAATAGCATGTTTATTTCATTCACATTTTCATATTTATTTTGGCCTATGTTTTATATTTCTGGATTCAACTATCCTGTAATCATTACAGTACTTAGTTTATTACTTTTAGACGGAGCAACTAAAATTATGGGTGGATGTACTACATTTATGGGAGTAGGATTGGGTGCAGTAATTGGGTATTTTTTAGGCATGTTCTATTTTGCATGTCTTAATGCGTCAGGCAATGCTGATTTATTATTTTTTAATGCTGAACCGTCCAATAATATCATTTGTTCTAGGCCAAAAAAACAGCAATTCAAATGCGTCGTGTATAAAAATGGTGAAGTTCTAAAAACATTGTAATATTTATGCGTTGAAATGTATATGATTTTGTTTCCACCATTCATTAAATTGTTTTAACGCACGCTGTTTATGTAACTCTAAAGTCATTAATTTTAAAATATGACTTTTCTTAGACCAATGCGCAACAAAATATGCTACTATATTATTTATATTTGCCTTTTCATATTTTGTGTTTAATTGTTGTAATGTAAACTGAGGTTTATTTAGTTTTTTATTTACATGATTGTGGAACGATAAAAACAAATTTTTAAATTCTGATCTTGATTTTATAGTATCTAGTTTTACACTCTTTAGTAATGTAGACGCATGATTCGCACAATCAGGGCATGGTAGATTGCTACATATTATCTTAATTATATTGAATAATTCCACTTTCATTTTTAAAAATCGTTCATCTATTATTTTTTCGGCTAAAGTGTGGATTAAATACCAAGTTGGAGGTCCCCATTCTTTTGTCATTCTATTTATTAAATATATATAAAGAGTTTTTTTAAATTTACTGTATATGAATTTAATTTTACCGAATGAAATTAATTTTTATGATGAATTAAATAAGTTGGATTCAGATAATGAAGATGATGTTAATACTTGCTTATTAACTAGATTACCATTGGATAAAAACAATATTACATTAGCTTGCGGTCATATTTTTAACTTTGAACCATTGTTTAAAGAAGTATGCGCTCAAAAACGTAGAACATCTACGTCACATTTGGAAATACAAAAATTAAATCATAATGAAATCAAATGTCCGTATTGTAGACAAACCCAGGACAAATTACTCCCATATGTGAAATTAAATAAGAGTATGAATTATATTAATGGTGTAAATAGTCCTGAGGAATTATGTATGGAATTTCATACGTGCGGTTATTGTTTTAAGAGTGGTAAAAATAAAGGTATGATATGTTCTAAACCCGCATATTATTATACTACTGAATGTTATTGTAGTTCTCACCATTCAATTATGTCTAAAAGGCAGAATATAGATAAGACTGATTATAAACAATGCAATTTTATATTAAAATGTGGTAAACGAAAAGGTCAGTTGTGTGGCGGTAAAATTTGTGACGACGAGAATAAATTATGTAAACGCCATACATCTACATAATTTACACATATTCTTAAGTATTTGGCATTTTTTATGTTTTTCTTTACACCCTTGAATATTTACAATGGGACAAAATATAATAAAAAGATATAAATATTTACACAATCATATACATGTATTTATTGGTGGTAGAGCTAAAAAAACTAGAAAAATATTATTTAGGAAGGATGCAGTTTAGTCTAAATTAAATATTGCTATAAAATATATGTTTGAAAAATTATTCACATGTTTTGCAATAGGAATTTTTATATATTTGGTTTATCAGCAAGTTTTATTTCAGAAATATTTATATTTTAGTTCGGATACAAAAGAAAATTTTACACCACTAGATGTGAATAAAATTATACAATCACCAGGGTCTACGCCTATAGGTCAATCTGATTTAGCATATTTAAAAGCTATACAAATGTTAACAGTTAGTAATGGATATAATGATAATATCATAAATAATTTAAAACTATCTAAGCCAGAACCATACCATAAATCCATAACAGACGATGCGGTTATGGGTGATTTTCCCCAAGTATTAAATCAGGCGCATGAATTACCTACAACAGAGTTTGAATATCCAAACGATCATAAATTTACGGTTGATTATAAATGTCGCGAATCAGCAACAGGTATGTTTACTGACTGTGGTGTATATTCAGCAAATACAGGTTGGACGGCAGACCCATACAAAGGATTAAATTGTCCTTTGTCAAATACAGAATCCCCGACGCAATCTAATGATACATCCAGGAATAGAGGGATAAAATATAATTCTCCTACTAAAACAGGTATTCATGGTATAGGTAATAGTCAGCTTAGATAATTTTATCGGGCATACATGAGTCCACAATTTCCACCAACAAATGTGATTATATTATATCTTTCCTCTTGGACGGTTAAATTATAATTATAATTATATATTCTCCATGTTGGTTTATTCACTCCTATGATATCTCCTGTTGCAGGGTCGCAAATAGTATAAAACTGAGCGGACGGGTCTAATGTCGGAACATATGTTTGTATTTCTAATTGAATATCATTAAACTTACTCAAATTCATTGCACCTGATGGTTGAAAATCAAACGGATCGTTGTGAATCGCAAAACTGTAATTATATAATCCGTCTGGACCATTTCCACTAGTTCTTACATATTTTTCAACGTAATTATATATACCTGCATCTAATACATTTTCTCTATATTTTCCATCAAGAAGGATTCCCATTCTCAATAATATATCCTTTTCATTTTCAACATTATATAATCCTGTTGTTGTAATTCCAGTATGATTACCTGTAATTACATCATATCCTGGTCCAATATAAATCCCACCATTTAATAAATTACCAGCAATCTCAGCATAATCTACTTGCTGTGGAATTATATTATTATACGCCCAATTAGTATAATTGGACCATTGATTTCTTAAATTAATATCACTTCTTTGAAAATACATCATCCACGATGACACTAATCCCATTGTACTATCAAGTTTTACACGTTGGTTACCTGTAACATTAAAAAAATTCCATTCATATATAGACTTGAATAAATATTTTTGTTCTTTCGTTGCAAATATTTTGGATTCTTCTTCCGTTAAAAAACAATAAGTGGATACTAAATGAATATCAGCGTTCCAATCTGTGCGGTTATCTGTATAATTCAGTGATATATCAGGCGGTGGTTGTAAAAACTGACTGAAATGATGTTCCGCTATATTTTGATTCGCACGAATATAAGGATGTTCGTTAACTGAATCGGTAACGTCTCTAATAACAAATAATTCATTGATTGGTCTCATTGTTATATTTATTTCCAATTCATTATATTGTAATGCTACTAATGGAAATGCCATTTTGGCAGCAAGTGTAAACCAAAAGTTAATGGGGATATATAATTTTCGGGCTCTTATAGATGGCTCTGGTCCAACCGGATTAGTTGTAGTATAAGCACTTGGATATGCGTTAGTCTTACCATACGCATTCGCTGGGTCAACTAATTCGGGTACATTTCCTGTCATTTTGTCGTATAATTCTTTTTTATCCATTGTAAAGTCACGCTGGACCATTGCTAATAAATACCCAGCAGTATATTTATTGATTGTCTGACCTCCTACACTAATTTCTACTTCTTCAATCATTTGTGTACCCAAATTATCAATCCATTTAAAATCATATGGGACCCAATTAGATGACGCATCTAAAGGTTGAGGTGGGTAAATTGGACTCCAAATAGTCGGCATTTGGACCACTAAATATGTATCCATTAATAATTCAGCATATCGCTTCATTCTAAATGTAAATTTAGATGACTCATTTAATCGTAAATTTCGTTGACCGTCAAAATCAATGCGAAACTTTTGAAGACCAAAATTAGTATATTTTTTATATGTGGTTTTGAAAAATGTTTTTGAGGGATTTCCATTTAAAAATACATTTTGATTTCCAAAAGCTACTATATTTAATAATCCTCCAGGCATATATATTTATCATACAATAAATATTTAACTTTTTATTATGTTAAATAATATTTTTGAATTTTGAATTTTTATTTTAGATATTCAAGGGTGTATTGAAAATCTAAGTGAAAATAACCTAATTTAACATATGATTTTGTAATATGTCTATATAATTCGTTTGCATTCCAAAATATAATACAATAAAGTAACTACCCGCAATAGATTGTTGAAATTCACTAGCAAATTTACTTAAATAATTTATCAATACATAAAGAGTTGCAATATTAATACACATTTGCAAAATAGCATAATATAATACATTACTTCCAAGTAGTTCCTTAGTTTGAAATGTTTGTATAATTTGGTCTGTATAATGTCCTAGTATAACCGCAGGAATAATATATGTTATTATTTTAATCGCAAATGATATAAAATGTTCTCTAGATGATGTTGTACCATATTGAAATGATTTTTTTACAATATCATATAATTTCATTTTGTTTTATACAATATATAGCTAAAATAAATTGATTTAGTAATTTATCGGCATGTAAAACTCTAATTATTTTTTCAATACCTAATATAAGTATAATGGGTATTGAAAAAGTACAAGCAGGTAGTACAAACAACACATTAAAAATGTTTTTAGCTAGATCTACTGCGATATCCACGAAATATGGATCGTATTTTATAACTATTATTTTAATTGTAGGGATAGTATATTATGCTGTTGATAAAATGAGACTGAATTCTGTAAATTGCAATAATTTAAATAATATATACACATCATTCCCAAAATTATCTTCAATTAATTTTAACGATAACGCATATTCTTATAATTTACGAGATTATTATGTTAAAACCGCATATAATTGTTGTTGTTCAGGACAATTTAAAAACGATTATGTCAACGAATGTGCCTTAAAAACATGTATAGCTCAAGGGGCTAGAGTATTGGATTTTGAAATTTATTCGGTTAATGATGAACCTGTTATTGCAACATCTTCTATAGAACATTATCATGTAAAAGAAACATATAATTCTGTTAAATTTGCAGATGCTATTAATATTATTAGAAATTATGCGTTTAGCGGTGGTTCATGTCCCAATCCGAATGACCCACTTATCCTACATTTTAGAATAAATAGCAATAATAAAGAAATATACAAAAAAATGGCTGATAGTATTTTTAGCAATCTTGAAAGTAGGATATTAGATAAAATATATAGTCATGAATATAACGGCCATAATTTAGGAGCTGTACCTCTAAAAGAATTTCAAGGAAAGGTTATTATATCTGTCGACCGTGCTAATCCACTATTTACCTCAACACCATTAGATGAGTATGTAAATATTGCTTCTAATTCTGTATTCTTAAGAGCATCTAGGTATTATGATGTAAAATTTACACCAGATAGCCAAGAGCTTATTGATTATAATAAGAAGAATATGACATTAAGTATGCCTGATTTAAGTGCGTATCATACAAATATATCTGCTGCTCTTAATTTCAAATATGGATGCCAATGGGTAGGTATGTGTTTCCAAAATTTTGATTCAAATATGGAATTTTATGATTTATTCTTTGATAAAGTAGGGCATGCATTTGCTTTAAAGCCGGATAATTTACGATTTGTACCTCTTACAATTCCCGAACCTATCCCGCAAAAACCTGAAAACTCATTTGCGAAGCGAACTACTTCAACTGACTATTACTCATTTAGCATTTAGGTCATTGTAAAAATTATTGTATAATACTTTCTCTATAAATATTATACAATGGCTTCATGTAAACAAAAATCAACATTAGAAGAAAAAGAAGTTGAAATATTAAGAGATGCTATTGATATTGCTGAGAAAAAAAAAGGTAGACAAGTTGTGAGTGACCCTGATGTTAAAAAAATAATATCTATTCTAGAAGATTTCCTCAAAAATAAAAAACTAATATGTTATGGAGGTACTGCCATTAATAATATTCTTCCTTTAGAAGACCAGTTCTATGATAAAGATATTGAGATTCCTGATTATGATTTTTATTCATCAAACGCACTTGATGACGCAAAAGAATTGGCCGATATTTATATGAAAAATGGTTTCCAAGAAGTTGAAGCAAAGTCTGGCGTTCATTATGGCACATACAAGGTATTTGTTAATTTTATTCCTGTAGCAGACATTACATTTCTCGAAAAATCGCTTTTTAAAACACTTCAAAAAGATGCAATTCGTGTATATGGTATATTGTATTGTCCTCCTAATTTTCTACGCATGAATATGTATTTGGAATTATCTAGACCTGCAGGGGATATTAGTAGATGGGAAAAAGTTCTCAAACGACTAATTCTTTTAAATAAAAATTATCCATTAAAAGGAAAACATTGTAATCCTAATATTTTCTTAAGAGAGTTTGAACTAGGTGATGATAATACCGCAGAAAAACTATATTATGCTGTCAGAGATTCATTTATAGATCAAGGGTTAATTTTCTTTGGCGGTTATGCTAGTTTCTTATACTCTACATACATGCCTGCTAAACAGAAAAAATTATTTCAAAAAACTCCTGATTTTGATGTATTAGCTGAAGAACCAGAACAAGCAGCTGTTCTATTAAAAGAAAGATTAGATGATTTTGGATACAAAGGTGTTAAAATGGTTAAACATGAGGGTATAGGCGAAATTATTGCACCTCATTATTCAATTAATGTTAAAATAGGTAATATTGAGGAAACTGTTGCATTTATTTATAAACCACTTGCATGTCATAGTTATAATATTATTAAAAAAGGTAATAAATCTGTTAGAGTTGCTACTATTGATACAATGTTAAGTTTTTATTTTGCGTTTTATTATAGTGGACGTGATTATTACGATGAAAATCGTATATTATGTATGGCTCAATACTTATTCGACGTCCAACAAAAAAATAGACTCGAACAAAAAGGTGTGTTAAAACGATTTAGTATAAATTGTTATGGAAAACAAAATACATTAGAAGATATGAGAAATGAGAAATCAGAAAAATTTAAAGAACTGAAAAATAACCGCGAAAGCAAAGAATTTGAATCATGGTTTTTAAGATATGTACCTTATGATAAACAACTGGAAAAAGAATCTAATCTACCAAATAGTGAGTCTAAATCTAAAAAATCTAAATCTAAAAAATCTAAAAAATCTAAATCTAAAAAATCTAAATCTAAAAAATCTAACACACGGGAAAAAATTATAAACCTTTTGTTTTAGTCTGTGTAATTTTATTTATTCATAATATACATATAAGCATTTTATGAATACATTTTATAAAATTATTATTGCTAGTATAGTTTTTATAGTGACATTATTTCTTCCAAAAGTAAATCTAGAAGGATTTACTACATATACCGGATGTATCGAAGAAGGTTATCCTATGGATTTCTGCACAAAAACTCCAATCCAAACCACAAATGGTAGTGAATTTTGCAGTTGTAGTAGCGGATATTTCGGTGCGTTTCATATGGGTGAAGGTAAGTGTTATTGTTACATGCATGATGGGTTATTACCTAATACTAGCGAACAACCTTTTGAAACATCACCATTTTAGATATAGATATGCAAATACGTACAATGGTTCGTAATTTACATGGTTAAATATATCAGTATATCCGTCCAAGCGTTTTTAAAAATAGATACATAACGTTGTACTTTATAGTTTTGTTTCCAATTATCCGGAAACAAATAATCTATATGTAAACCAAATCCAATCATATAAATTATGCATGTATATATTATTTCCCTTAACCTAAACAATAATATATCGCGGATGTCCCAATCGTCTACATAACTACATAAACTATTTGCTTTTTGGGTTTCCATAAATGTATGTGTTTCTATTAATCCTTCGAATAATCTAGGAAATATATTCTTTTCATTTTTAATAAATATCATTTTTTTTATTTTATCAAAACTTTGCAAATTAAAAAATAATATTTTTCTATCCTTATACCGCTTTTTAAAGATATATGGAAATGCTCCATCAATGGACCCGTCTTTATGTGTTGTGCTCCCGTCTGATAAATATGGAATATGAATTGTTTTCATTATAGTATTTATCAAATCTTCCCGGTTTTTATATGTTTTTTTTACTATTTGCTTCCCTTTTAACGGATCAAAAAAAGTAATGTAAAATCGGTTTGATATATTGCTTATATCACATTCACTTATATTATCCCTCAATATATCAGCATTTATTATATGTTTTAATTTTCTCTTGGTTCGCAATAATTTATAGGATGATTTACATATTCCTAAGGCTACATCTAATTTATCTAATATATAAAACAGACCTATTACTGAACCGATACTACATCCTGAAATTCTTTTAATATTTATTTTCTCTCTACGTTCCAGTTCTTTGATATACAATAACCCTCCTATCATATATATACCATTGAATGCACCACCATCTAATATCAAATCCATTTCTTTTGGAACATCACTTATATTTATATTATTATCTATTAATGCATTCACAAAACATGATAATGTCATTAGTTTGAGTAAATATTTATTATCTATTATCCTTACATAAAAAAATGTAATAAATCATATCGTATATTTTTGTGGTATTTTCTAGTTAGGATAAGTTAGGTTATGTATTTCAATTATTATATTCTATCTTCACATCATCATTAATATTTGTATTTGCATTTGCAACTACGTTCATGTTTAATATATCCTCAGAAATTGTATTATATTTATTTTCAATTACATCTTCTACATCTTCTACATCTTCTACATCTTCTACATCTTCTACATCTTCTACATATTCTACATATTCTACATATTCTACATCTTGTCTAATAGATATATCTTGGATTATATCCGCATGAAGTTCACAATCGTTACGCCAATCATTAATATTATTATAATAATACTGACATCTGCGTAATATATAAGCAAATGAAGCACCACTATGTGCTTGAAATTCTAAAGCACGGCTTATTCTACGTGTTTCTTCTCTTGCACTAAACATAAAACCTGTTTCTTCATCTTCAAAATCACTAACAAAGCCACTCAATCCCAAATCATCAATGATAATCATCGCCTCATATACCTGTTTAAACATACGATTATCCATAATATAATATATGTATAAAAATATTCGCGTTAGTCTTAATATGTAATAAATATATTTACATATTAATACTTCAATTTTTTATTTTCATTACTTTTCTACATCTGCTGTAAATGATTTAACGATTTTGAAATAACATAATAAGATACACCGAAAAATAAACTATTTAAAATATATCCAGTCAAATTTGGATTTCCGTCATTATTATGTAAAGATGGTAATATAGAAAAAATTTTTGCTCTAACAACTGGTAATTGAAATATGAAATATAATAATCCAATAATAATTGGTATTTGAAACTCATCATACAATATTTCCAACGAATCTCTAGAATTTTGGTTATTCATTCTTCTAGCCAAAATATCTTGTTCTGTATCTGTGTTTTGGATATAGTCTGATTGTTGTTCTGTTTGTGGAACAAAATTCGGTTTAACCTCTTCATCTGAAAAATGAACTGTATTTTGAGGAATGTCTCTAGACGGTAAACTAGTTGCTCCACTCGCACTTGCTTGTTGAATTCCTGATACAAATTCATTCATTATTTTTTGTTCATCAATCTGTGACGTATTTGAACTTGAATTTTCTAGTGTAGGATTATATTGTGATGCGTTCGGACTAGTATGTAATACTATATTCTCAGAACCTCCTCCAGCCTGTGGGTCACTTGGTAAATCTGCTAAATTGGTAGTATCAGCCATATCTAATATATTACTTATATTCATTGATATAGATATTTACGCAAAATCTATACTCGTTTTATTATCATCGCATACAGATGATTCCATCTCATATTTAAAACAAGTATTGCCATACTTATATTTCTTATTTTTTATATCTTCTAAACTAGGTGCTTTAAACACCATACAATTTACACCATCACATGTTTTTTTAAAAAGAGTTGCTAGACCTAAACCTAGAATTAATGACATTATAATTCTTCCAGTTTCTGTAGTAAAAAATCGTTTTAATTCCATATATATATATATAGTAGCTTATATTTGTGGTGGAATTATATCAACATCATTACTACATTTCACAATAGACTGTCGCAATTGAAAGCAATTATCTACTTTATCTTTAAATTGAAATAAATCCTTATTGTCTTCTGTAGGATATACAATAATCTCTTTATTATCCTGAGCTATAAAATACATGTATAATAATCCTAATATTAAACTTACTAAAAATACTGGGACATTTATTGTAGAAAACATTATATTATATAATGTAAAAATATTATTTCGGACAGTTCCCTTCTTTTATAAATAACCAATAACCATATTTTTCCCATTTGTCTAACACGTTTAGAATTTCAGCATATATAGTATGATAATCTTTATACAAATATGGTTCATCTATAGATGTGTAATCAAACCATAATGTCTTGTCTTCTTTCTTCTTTTTAGATGATTTTTTTGTGCCTTTTACTAGCTTATCTATTTTTGCATTCATTATAGTAACAATATTTTGTAATTCTTTTTTGAAATAAGGTCGCTTTAAAATTGCTCTATACATATTGATCATTTCTTTTTGTGTTTTTTTCATATTTTTTGTCAATGGTTTATTCAAAAATTTTAATAATGAATAACTTTGACATAAATTATCATTTACATTCACAATGTTATTTTGTATTCCTTCATCTACACTACACCACCTCTCTATTTCACCATTTTTTAACTTTCGTTCTAATACATGGTGGTCTGTACCTTCAAACACTCCCACACCAGCTTCTACTACAAAATACCAATCTCTTGGTGCATATGTTTCTGTAATTATTTCACGTATTGTTTCATCTCCAAATATTTGATTTATATATGTCTTATGTTCTAAATCGAATAAATCTAATTCTAATTGTTTACACTTACTCATAAATATATATATTATACTATACTATATATTTATGTTATATTACAGCAATTTTATACACTTTACCATCAGAAGTGTCTATTGCTATTAATTCTGGTTTATTCGCACTAACATATATCATTTCCATTATATAACCCGATTTATTCGCTTCACCCGACGTTATACTAGGAGCATCTTTATATATTTCTGCGTTTTGTTTATAATCCATCTTATTAATTATTTCTTTGTCACCTAAAAATATCCGTTTATCCCCATTTACTTCCTTAATTGTTATTTTGTTATTATCGTTGGTTTCATCACTTATATCTATAATACCTAAATCTATTTTATCATCACGTGCGATAGTTGTTGGTGCATCAGATGTATATATATCAAATGCTTCAATTTCAGGTAGCGAAAATGGAATCAATAATTCAGATAATGTATATTCGTCCTTTTTCAAATGATATGTATTTGTAGATTCATTAAACTCTATTGACCGATTTTTATACTTGAGTCTATTAATATCAGATAATAATGGTTTTAAATCGTGTTGATAGAGAGAAATTACATCTTTAATTATTATTTTCTCACCAGTTTCATTATATTCCTTCATAGAACTCTCGATAGTATCAATATATTGATAAAATAATACCATTTTACTTTTCAATGCATCCTTATTTTTCAAGTTATATATAACATTTATTAACTGTGTCTTGTATTCGGCCAATGATTCTAAATCACTCATTAAATCTTTTTTTAACCCTTTAAATTTTTTCAATGTATCATCTTCTGTTTTATAACCAAATAGTAAATCTAACTTAGATGTTATTATCTCTTCTTTAAAATCGTCAGAACTTAATTGGAATATATCCATTAAAGTTGGAAGATCCATGTATTTACCCCTATTTATTTTAATGTTTAATTTACATGGAGACGACTTATCGCCACATACAGCAGACAAAATGCCATTATTTATATCAAATATAGTATTGACGTTTCTGTCACAATTTATACATTTAAATTTATGTTTTCCATACTTTTCTCTCTTCTGTCTCATAGATAGTGATGTTTCTTTTAATATGCTTTTTTTTTTATCTTGCACTTTTGTATCGTATTTATGCTTTAAACGATAATATTCATTCAGTTTATCTAAAAAATTATCATCCTCTGGTATAGATTTAATTGATGAAACTGATTTGGGTTTACCTTTACTTACTTCTGACGATTTTGATGTTTTAGAATCAACAATTGAAGTCATATAAATTATGCATATAATTTATTATTGTAAAACTGAACTTCTGGATTATTTTGCCAATTTGGCAAATCGGTTAGTAAGTTATTCGTTTGGTTCTTACGATAATCTTGCATTGTTCTTAACTTATCCAGTATATAATATTGCTCTACACGCTTTTTATCATCTTGTAATTTGATATTATTCTTTATCGTGTATTTATAGTATAAAAATATGGAGATAATTAATACAAATCCGATAAATAATCCTAAATTATAAAGCATGTTGTAGTATTTATGTTTAATTATATGACATTGTTCTAATGTTGAATTTATAAAGTATTTAACACCTGGTTCAATTAGACGAGGACGTATATTTTGTAATGATTCCATTAATTTATAACATTATATTATTCAAATTAAATTATACATATTTATTATATGGCTGCTATAAATTCTAGTACACCTATTTTTTTACTATTAACTTTAGCTTATTCCATATTAAAATATTATACTAAATCCCCAACAGGATTAAAAATATGGACTATTGTTTATTTCTTATTAGTATTAATTATACTATTTTTCGTAAACTTATCACTCACAAATGAAATGTGCGGGTTTTCACAGTTCAGTATTGCTTTAAAAGCCACATTATTTCCATGGGTTATTATTTTTGGTTCAATGTTTGTAATATTAAAGGCATTTCCTTTATGGCTATCCCCTTTTTCAAATACAATAGGCTATTTTTTCGCATATATATCAGGTGTTAATAATTTATTGTCAAGCATTTTAAAAGATCCGTCTACTCTAAATTTATCATCAGAACACGCATCTATAGTGAAAGCAATAAACTATATATATGAGGATAAATCACTTACTATAAATGATATTACTTTGGATAATTTTGAGTCATGGTGGGACCGTATGGGAAAAGGAGGGTTATTAAAATCTGAAAATAATACCACATATAAAGCAGAATTATATAGTTACATTGAAATGAAAACTGTTATATCAGAGTTTATATGGTATGCACTAACTGGTTTGTTTACAATATCTATCAGTAATAATATTGTAATTAATTCTGGATGTTCTCAATCAGCAGAAGAAATGGAAAAAAGACATAACGACTATTTAGAAAAAGAGAACCAAATAGCCGAAAATAATAAAAATACTGCTGACAATCAAATTGTGTATAAAACATATGATTAGATACCTAATTTTACAACATTCGGTCGGTGTATTTATCTCAGTTTAGGTAAAGTTATATAATACAATACCACTAAATAGGACAATATTCCTAAAATTATACTTAATAACCATATTGGGACGATTGTTTTTCTTTTATGTCCTAAACCAAACTTTCTAAGACTACCATCGGAATTATATAGAAATCCTGGTTTAAAATAATTTAATGTAATAAATGATAGTAAAAATATGATTATTGAAAAGGTATTTATATTTTTTCTGATAAATGCGTTATTCATTATATA